GGTATAGTTATCCACCATCATGGTGTGAGATGTCCACTCTGTTGACGGTTTTCTTGACGGATACAGTGCGGAGACTCTCGACGACCTGATCGGCTTCCCCGGATTCGCGCGTGCAATGATGGCTGTCGGATGGCTGGAAGAAGAAGGCGAAAGCCTAGTAATGCCGCGCTTTGAAGCCCATAACGGGCAGTCTGCCAAGCGTCGAGCACAGGACGCCGACAGGAAGAGAAATGTCCGCAAAGCGTCCGCATCAGAAGCGGACAAAAAAGCGGACCAGAGAAGAGAAGAGAAGAGAAGATATTAAACCCCATATAAACCCCACTCATAACGCGCGCGCGAAAAATCCTGTGGATAACTTTTCGGAGGAACAATTTGCGATGTCGGATGAATGGAAGCCGGATCCCGATTTCACTGAACAGTCTCAAGACTGGGGAACTCCGGTGCATAGTGACGTGAAGAAAACAGAGTTGAAGGCGTTTATCGATTTCTGGAAGTACGAAGATGTCCAGTTAAACCAGTACCAGTGGCAGCAGAAACTTGCCAGGCATATCATCCACATCAGGGGTGACAGCTCGTAGAAGTGATTATTTGCAACAGCGCAGTAGCGCATTTTTTTACATCCCACGAATTACCAAAAGGGTAATAAAATATGCGCATTGCTATTGAAATTAACTCATTTGTGGTTTTAAATTACCTGAGAGGTAAAACATGAAAAGGCAGTTGAAGGCACTCGGAAGGCTCAAGACAGGCCAGATGAACAAAACCGAATCGGCTTACTGCCAGCATCTGGAGTTACTCAAGCATGCCGGGGAAATAGCCTGGTATCGGTTCGAAGGCATCAAGCTACGGCTTGCTGATAACACGTTCTACACGCCTGACTTCGCAGTGATGCTCACCACCGGTGAGATGGAACTGCACGAGGTGAAAGGTTTCTGGACTGACGACGCCAGGGTGAAAACCAAAGTTGCAGCAGACCAGTATCCGTTTCGCATCATCGGGGTAACCATGAAGCCGAAGAAAGCGGGTGGCGGGTGGAGTGTCGAAGAGTTCTAAATCGACGATCCTTTTAGTTATCAAACTAATCAATAACTTATACGGGTAAGCGAGGGTAATAATGGGAAGCAATATCATTGAGTTAGCGAAGTTAGGACATGAGCGCGCGGCTGAACTGAAAGCATCATGCGGTGCTGTCGACGTGCGCAACCTGGCGCAACTGATTAGCGATCTGGCTACACAACTTGAAGTGCAGCATGTTCGCTCAACCAACATGGCAGTACAGCTCGCTAACGCCGAGAGAAAGTGCAGGGAGCTGGCGGCTGAATTAAGCGCTGTAGATAAAATTCACAACGAAGCGGCATTCATCACCGATGACCATTACGAACAATGTCCGCCAGAAGTGCAGAAAACGATTCGCTCACTGGCTGTATTGCAGATACCTGCTTACGACGCTTTCCAGGCTGAAGTGCGGGCGCAGGGTGTGACCGAATATGCCAGTAAGCGCGGATTCTCATTCCAGCACGGAAGCATTCATGCCCACTTTGGCAATGGTGATGTGATGGTTGGGGCTGTGACATTCGAAAATGGTGACGCCGGAATTAACTTCGCCCCTGTTCGCGATAAAACTGGCGGCGTTGGCACGAGCTATGAGTGGACTAACGGAAAAACCACTGAGCAGGTTGATTCTGTCTTTACCATCGCCAGTAGTAACGCTGAAGGCCTTGAAGTTATCCGCGATAAGTTATCTGAAGCCATCGCCCAACTTCGCATAGGAGCCTCGCTATGAGCAAGTACCGTAAAGGAGCGGTTTATCTTCGTAAAATGAAAGCTGGCGATAAGTCTGATGATTTCCGCACCTACATGCGAATGGCACTTTTCAGTGACAAAAAAGCATGGAAACACCCTGAGAAGATAAAGCCGGTAGTGCTCGTTCAGTACGGTGTGAAACGTGTCGTTAGCGCCTTTATGAACATGGAGGACGCTACCGGATGTTTGTTTAGTGGAGCGTTTGAAAAACGCCGCCGTAACCCACGACACAACCCAAACCGGGGTATGCGTTACACCAAAGGCGACCTCAAGAAAGCATTTCGTAAATGGGCGTTTAAACATCGCCAGGAGCATGCAGCATGACAGTCCATACAATAAAGCAATGCCGCCCTAGCCAGAAAGAAACCGAGTATTTCTGGAAGTTGTTTCATGCGGCGCAACGCAATGATGCTCGCTGGCATGGTAGTGAAATCAGCATTATCGCAGATGAGCTATCCCGAACTGATTTAGATCGTAACCAAAAACTATTTCTCCTCCGCGCCTGGCAAGTTCTTGTAGACGACAAAGGAGGATTTGGGCGCTTTATGGGTGCTTTCGATACCTATGTCTACAACATGCAGGATCCTGCTGATGATTGCGTCGCATGGAAACCTGAACTTAGCAAACTGCTGTGCGACGGGCAATTGTTGGACGTGGTTATCGAGGCTTATCAGTCTGCACGCCAGCGCATAGTCGAACTGGAGGCTAGCCACACTCAAGTTATCCATTCCCGCGACCACTACAAAAGAGTTTCTGAAGATGGGCTCAAGCAAATCAGTGAGTCCCGCTCCGCCACGGTGGAATTGCCTCCGCGCATAGACAATATCGGCTTACGCTCTCCGCTTGAGGTTGAGGATATGTGGATATGCCGATTTAAAAATGCTCTTCGCGCCGCCGGTATTGGCGTGAAAGGAGAGTGAGATGGCTACCAATAAAACGCTTGAGGCAGCAAATTTCTGGCAGATAGAGCGAGCCAAATTCGAAGAGAAGCATCCAGACCAGCGAATCATGCTTAATCGTATTGAGGAACAGCTTCATAGCAACATCATGGCAGCCGTCATCCTGCTGAATGACTTCTCTTTCTCCATTCGTGAAGTCGAACGCAAAGCAAAATCTGAGAAGGACTAACCCATGACAACTAACCACCCAGCGAACGGTCCTGTATCACTCGATCGCCTGCACCAGATAAGAGAAATACTCAGCAAAGCCTCAGCACAAAGCGACGGCGGTAATCTCGGCTACGCAATGGCTGATGCTGTGAAGGTGATTGCTGGGGTGTTTGCCCGCGAACTGGTACGTCGTGAGCATGCGGTATGGTCACAGGCTACTTTCGGCGATGTCGGTCCAGTTGGTCCGCTGAAGCACCTTTCCAAAGAAGCGCTCGAGGCTGCTGCTGAACCTGGCGACCTTAGCGAATGGGCTGACATGCAATTCCTGTTATGGGATGCGCAACGTCGTGCCGGTATCAGTGACGAGCAGATTACCCAGGCGATGGTAGAAAAACTGGCGGTGAACAAACAGCGCGAATGGCCTGAGCCGAAAGATGGTGAGCCGCGTCTGCACATCAAAGAGCAACCAGCGCCGGTAGTACCGGAATATCCCGAAACATTGCCATGCCCCGTATTACTGGAGCCGGGAATGCGCTTCGGGAAAGGTGTTAAAACCAGACTAGTACTGGAGGCTATTCAACGCAGGGCTGAGCATTACGCTGAACTGGAAGCTATGACGCCGGAACAGCGAGCCGAACATGATGCAGGTATCGAAGCAATTAAAGCGATGTTGCCGAAGCCAGCCCAGCCGGATATTGAAATGCTGGCCTCTGCACTGACTAACGCTCCGTTAGCGCCGTCAGATAGGCAGGGCAGACCGAGAGCGCCGGTGGTGCCGGAGGAATGCAAAGAAGCACCTGCGTACGTCAAAGCACTGACGAAAGAGGGGGCGTATATCTATGGATTTAACGCCTGCCGCGCCGCCATGCTTCAGGCTAGCAACTCTCCGTCAACTCCGGATGGTTCTGAGACTTCCGGTAAGCGAGCGAATGCCTGAAGCGCATGAACCTATTTACATATTTCATCCAGATTATGGCGTTGACGAGGGAGTTTGGTATGACAACCAGAAAGACTCATTCTTGTGGGACAGTGATTGCTCAAGATGCCGGGCGATTGAAACCGTATCGCACTGGATGCCCATGCCTGCTCTGCCAGCAGCACCGCAGCAGGAGGTAAAGTGATGAAGGCTTATTTCATGTGCGGGTCATGCAATAGACAGGCTCAAATTGAATTTGAAGGAACAATTAGGTGTCCTCACTGTAACTCAACAAAAACGAAGCATCTTCTTGTCGGTTCTTCTCCTCCAGAGTGGTTTAACAAACCACAGAAAGATGTGAAGTCAGCTCTTGAACATGGAATGCAGCGCTATGCCAGAGCTATGCAAAAACTGTCAGAAGGGGATAAGTAATGGATAAATGCAGCGGAGTTTTAGGCTTTCTGTTAGGCCATTCATATCGCCCTGCAATCACCAGAGGTGCTCCTGCCGCAAATCTTGGAGCAGATGGAAGGTAGCGGTACGGTAATCATCAGGTTGATAGATAAAACAAGGCCAGAGACGTTTCATGGCATCTACTGCAAGCGCTGCGGGAAGCTGATCAATGGCTAAGACATCAGCAGAACGCAAAGCCGCGCAGCGTGCCCGGCAGGCTGAAGCCGGTAACCGCAAGATGGAATTGCAACTCGACGAGCAGGAACTGGAGATGCTGGCGCATAACTGCGCCGCCCGTCGCCCTGGTCGTGCGCCGTATGAAATGTCAGAGTACATCGCGTTGCTTATCCGCCAGGATGATGCGCGGGTTCGTGGGCGTATCAAGTCAATCAGTGCTAACCGCTGTGGTAAGTGCGGCGATGCGCTGCCGGTTGAATCGTGCCCGTGTGATGGTGATTCAGCATGTTGGGTGACGCGTGGCTGGCATGAGACTAAGTTGTCAGTGTGACATGTCACGGAGATGTTGACGGAATTTCATTGTAATTGTACTGTATATATATACAGTAATTTTCGGTGAAATAACATGGGGTCAAAAAATCCAAATTGCACGATCATCTATCGGGGTGAGTTTATCGAAAGCGTACCAGATGGTAGCTGGATGATAATACAACGAGCAAAAGAGTATGGCGGAGGATTCTGGTTGGGTAAGGCTTATGTTGATTGTTTCTGGCTTGAGTTTGAAAAACCAATGTCTCTCCGCGATTGTATGCACTACAGCGTTGTACATGATGGAATGGTTAATAACGGTCAGGCATTTGACGATGAATTTAAACTTATTTAGCAACGGCCGCCGACTATGGCGGCTTTGTTTTGCGTGTTACTATTACCAAAACGGTAATTATTACTTCGGTGGTAACAATGCCCGCAGAACCAAAAGTACCAAAACGCAAATCAACGCAGTATAAGCCACTCACAGCGATGCAGGAGGCTTACGCGCAGGAATATACCAAATGCCCTGAGAATCAGACGCAGGCAGCGATTAACGCAGGATTTTCGCCAAATACGGCGGCAGTCAAAGCCAGCGTCATGATGCGTGATGAGCGTATCCAGAAACGGATCGCCGAGCTGATGGAAGAACGCAACAAGCGTCTGCGCGTCAGTGCCGATTACGTACTGCTCAGGCTGGTGGAAATCGACCAGATGGATGTGATCGATATCCTGAATGAAGATGGCTCAATGAAGCCAATCAGCAGCTGGCCAAAGGTATGGCGTACTTCTCTCAGTGCTCTGGATATTGCAACGATAAAAACCACGCAGGCATCACTGACAAAAAGATAATGGCGAAGCGGATCTGTCAGTTGAGGATGTAGAGCATATTCTCAAAAAAATTAAATGGCCGGACAAGGTGAAGAACCTCGAGCTCATCGGTAAGCACGTCGACGTCAACGCGTTCAAAGAGCGCCTGGAAGTTTCCGGCACCGTCACCATTGCAGACCGCATGGCTGCCGCGCGCCGGCGCCTGAAGGAGCTGCAGGGTGGTGACCAGTGACGACTGCAGCGGCATCCCCGGAAGAGCAACTGATTGACGATATCGCCAGTTTCACGCATGACCCGCTGGGCTACGCGCTGTATGCGTTTCCGTGGGGCGAGGATGGAACAGAGCTGGCGCATGCTACCGGCCCGCGAAAATGGCAGGCAGACGCATTCCGAGAAATACGCGATCACCTACAGAATCCGGCAACACGTCACCAGCCGATAATGCTGGCCCGCGCATCCGGTCACGGTATCGGTAAATCCGCTTTCATCTCGATGCTGATTAACTGGGGCATGTCCACTTGTGAAGACTGCAAGGTGGTGGTGACCGCCAACACCGACAACCAGCTGCGCACCAAAACATGGCCTGAAATCATCAAATGGTCGAACATGGCTATCACGAAAGAGTGGTTTACCTGCACAGCCACGGCGATGTACAGCAACGATCCCGGTCACGACAAACGCTGGCGCGCTGATGCTATCCCATGGTCTGAACACAACACCGAGGCGTTCGCCGGGCTGCACAACGAGCGTAAGCGCATCATCGTCGTATTCGACGAAGCGTCCAACATTGCCGATCTGGTGTGGGAAGTAGCTGAAGGGGCGCTTACGGGACGAAGACACCGAAATCATCTGGGTGGCGTTTCGGGAACCCGACGCGTAACACCGGGCGTTTCCGTGAATGTTTCCGCAAATATAAACACCGATGGAAGTGTGCGCAGATTGATTCCCGCACCGTTGAAGGCACCAACAAGCAGCAGTTGCAGAAAATGGGTGGACGATTACGGTGAAGACAGCGACTTTGTGAAAGTCCGTGTGCGCGGTATCTTCCCTGACGCGTCTGAAAACCAGTTCATCCCATCTGGCCTGACGCAACCAGCTGTTGGCAGGGTTATTACTCCGGCACAGGTCCAGCACGCTGCTGTAGTTCTTGGCGTCGACCCGTCTCACCAGGGGAAAGACCCCGCAGTTATCTACCTGCGGCAAGGTCTGCACTGCAAGAAACTCGGGGAGTGGCAGCGTACCACTGACGATGTGCTGTTTGCGAAAGTGATTGCCGACTTCGAGGATCAGTACCAGGCTGACGCTGTGTTTATCGATTACGGCTATGGTACAGGTCTTAAATCTGTCGGTGATAACTGGGGTAGAAACTGGACGCTGATAATGTTCGGCAGCGGTACGGCAGATCCCGAGATGGGCAATAAGCGCGGCGAGATGTATAAATCCGCCCGTGACGCGCTGAAGCTTGGTGCGCAACTGGATAGCCAGGAACTTGCCGACGAACTGAGCGCACCTGAATACAAAGTCAGGCTGAAGGACAGCAGGAAGATTTTGCAGGACAAGGACGAGGTGAAAGAATTGCTTGGCCGGTCACCTAACAACGCCGACGCCTATGTGCTGACTTATGCTGCTCCGGTCACCAAAAAACAGTTCAACTATGGGCAGCAGCAAAGCCAGCAGGGTAAGGCGCTCACAGAATACGATCCGTATGCTTAATGTTCTGATTTATAAGCAAAGCGCAATAATGCGCTATCGCAGATAAAACAAAGCCCGCGCATCGGCGGGCTGATTGTGACATGTCACTACGCTATCAACCTTCCAATGCTCGTCGGCAGTCGTCTTCGTTTTCCCAGACATCAGAACGGTCATCATGAAGTCGTTGCTTCAGAAGGTAGCCTTCCAGCATCCAGATTTTATTTACCGCATTTTCGCGGGCAATCTTGCGCACGATCTCCGGGTCGAAGTTTTTCCGGGCTGGCGCAGGCACTTTCGCCAGTGACAGTGAATCCATTTCGCAGCACTAGAACGCAGAACGTAAGTACTGCAGCCTGCTCAGGAATGTTCAACTCCTCAACCTTTTCATCATCTGACTTTGTATCAATCAAATATTGATGGCGACCTGCTATACCATCAGCAGCCGTGAAGTAATGCTCACTTAAAATTATGCTTTCGATATGCTGCTGCGTAACGCGCGGTGCGGTTAAGCCTTTAGCCTGAATTTCAGATTCAATATCTTTGTCGCTCATGATTTTCACCTTAAAAAAAATGCCCACCGAAGTGGGCGAACTGGAAGCAAGGGTGCCTTCCATGGCAGTTACGGGTTTACAGCGCAACGTCATCGCAATGGCGTTCTGCTGTAAAAGTGACGGTGGTCAGCATCAAGGGATACTGCCACCGCCAATAGCTACACAGCATCGTTCTTATGGGCGCTTCATCACGGTCCTAAGGCGTGATTGGGTTGTGGTACGCAGTCTATTCGGCATAGCAACTCTGCGCAGATGCTTCTAACAATCACCGGTGGTAACCGGTTTAATGCCTTATTCACCACAACGTTGAGAGCACTGCCTAGGATGGATATTTGCGCCCAGGTCCAAAACGCAAACATCAATGCTCTCATCGTTGCATCCTCGTCTCTTCCGAGGTGTCACACCGTATCGCCACGATGGTGAGTCGTCTGTCCGTGCTTACCTAACACTGGCTTGCACATTCCGGCTACCCGGCTGGGGAAGTAGCATCAATGGAACCCATCCGGACCGCTGCGGCACATGTGCCATATGCCGTACAACCACTGAGTTACATCAACATCAATTACCTAAAAGGTAATATCTGATGTTATACGTGTCAATAGCCTACGCTAAATAAATCATATGTGGTTAAATTGGTAATAATTTAATTGCGTACGGAGCTATTACTATGTGTATCGGCAGCAAGCCATCAGTGCCAGCAGCACCAGAAGTACAGGCCGCGCCACAGGAGCAGGATGCAGCAGTTGTCAGTTCTCGTGATGACGAAGAGCGCCGCCGCCGTGCAGCTGCTGGTCGCAGTTCTACTCTGCTGACTGGTGCGCAGGGCGACACCTCAACCGCAAACACCAGCGGTAAAACGCTGCTCGGTCAGTAACGGAGTAGGCAGAGATGGCGGAAACCGAAAAAGAGCGTCTGCTGAAGCAGCTCGCACAACTGAAGAGTGAGCGCACATCGTTCGAGTCACACTGGCGTGACCTGAGCGATTTTATCAATCCGCGCGGTTCCCGCTTTCTGACGTCTGATGTAAACCGTGATGATCGTCGTAATACCAAGATTGTTGATCCTACCGGTTCAATGGCTCAGCGCATTCTGTCCAGCGGCATGATGTCCGGCATCACCAGCCCGG